CGAGTCCTGCGTGTTGCCGTACCCTGTCATGAATTCTATCATAGGTAAAGCTCATAGTCTTCTGGAGTAATAAAAACCTCCCCTGTAGTTGACTTAACGTAGATACGGAAGCCCTCGCATACCACACAATGCAGGTATTCTTGGGCTCCCGTTCCTTTACTAGCCACTTTAGTCATCCCTCTTCCGAAACGCCGTTTCATAACAACTCCTGAGATCGAGTGCTCAGGCAGTCTCAGCTGTCTCGGAATCAAAGAAAACTTGGTACAGCCGGTGAGATCGCCACCGGAAGTAATGATCTCACCGTCCTTTTCCGCCTCCCAGATATAATTATCTGCAATCTTCATAATTTAGATCTCATCATATGCGAAGGTAAGCGTCTCAGCAGACAGAGCGCCATGAGATGCGGTAGAAGCAACACTCATCTGCAGTTCAATAATATCGCCAACGTACGTGTCAACATCAGCCGGAACGAAAGGCCCTGTGTCGGTTCCGTCACCATCCAAAGGAGACCCTGAGGTTTTTCCAAAAAGATCCGCGCCATCAGCCATCGCGGTCTTGTATTGCGAGCCAAACGTGGTGCCAATATTCTTTACAGTAATGGCCACGCCGGTTCCAAAGCTATTCTCACCATCGGTATACCACCGAAAGTTACTAACTTGCGTGGCTGGTGCGTCTTCCATGTAGGCGCGCAGTTTCTTGGTATAACTATAGATTGTATCCGCGGCCGGAACGACCAGAGGATTGTTAGTATCTACAATTGCATCATCCGCGTCCTTGAAGCGGATGGTCCCACTTGTCTTATCCGTGCCGGCATCGGCGCCAGACATTTCATGTATTTCCATAGTTGCAGCCATATGTTCTCTCCTTAGTTGATAGGTCTAAAGTCAATACAGTCAATAATCATAACCAGTTCCTAAACTCTCACAATATCAATGTAGTTAAGTGCGAGGCCCATAGCAAAGGTGTAAGTTACTGGTGGCTCAAAGAACTGAGTTTCCACAACATACTCAATAGACATGCCAGTCATAGGAGTATCAACACCTGCAAATATTGCACTAAGATCAAATTCTCTTACTCCGGTAATTATAGGAGTTTCGTAGCTAATGTGGAAAAAGAATCCATACGCAATATCAGCACCATAAAAGTACAAACCAATACCACTTTGTATTGCGCCAGGATGTGATATGTAAAAGCTTAAACCTTCTATGTCTAAGATAACCTTGCAGTTACTAAAAGTTATACCGTCAAAAGGTATATCTGAAGGAGTTGAAGGATGGGAACCGTAGCCAGGATCACTAATATCACCCCACTTTACTAAGTGTGATTGCCAACGAGACGTAAACCCTGTACTTGGTATGCTTACATAGTAGTAGGTGTTATATATTGGGTCAGTAGATACTGAGCAAGGTAGAGCGTTGTTTACAATAATCCAATTATGATTCTTCGTCAGCACCCCGCCCCACGGCTCCCAAATAGCATGACATTTTCGTTTCTCGCCTACGTGCGAAATCACGACATACGTATTATCTTTTAAATCTTGTAGTACCACAACTTCATCATCTACAAGAAATGCAGACGCTGCGTTTTTAAGTGAGCCATTGTCAAGTATCTCTATCTCTGGGTCACCCTCTTTTCTGTCGCAGTTATAGAAAATAGGAACTCCAGCATGCTCATGCCCTTTAATCTCAACAGTACAAGTATCCCATTCGGACTCAGCGTGTTCTGAGTCTCCTTGTAAGATACGTTCTTTTATGACACCTTTTACATAGGTGAATCTTTGAAGAACGCCGACTGTCTCAAAATTCTTTTTGGGCATAAATACTCTTTTTAGCCCCGCCGAAGCGGGGCTAGGTTAGGGGTTATGAGGAGGTGCACGAAATGACGTACGTGATGGCAAGCACGTCCGCCGTCAAAACTGGGCGAACCGCGGAAAACTTCTTAGCACACATAAGCTTTCCGGTGGCATCTATCTTAGGTTGGGTAGTCGTAATAAAAGCTCCATAAACGCCAGGAGAGATATCCTGGGCGATCGTAAACTCTGCTTTATTCGCTGCATTAGTAATAGACGCTGTAGTAGTCGTAGCTGCTGTGTACGCAGGTCGGTTTGTAGCCGGCGTATAATCAGCATCTTGACATTCGCCATAAGTACCAGCAGCGCCCAAATGAACAGCCGCAGTATTAGCATTTGCAGGAGATATATTATTCTTAAAGATACCCACATATTGAGCTGAAGGTCGAGTAGCGTCTTTAAACATGACATTTAGCATGTAGGCCATGCCTTCAGTCGTAAATGTGTTAAAGCCAGACTCTTTGTGAATAAGCTCTTGATTACGAAAATGCTCGAGAGTCACAAAGCCTGTAAACTTAAACTTAGCCTCTAGAGCGTGTTTAGCCGCATAAACAATATCACGATCGTCCAAAAAAGGTTCTACGATCGGATTTACCTGATGTATTCTCATGATTTCTCCTTATGGAATTAAAACACCGTTTCTATAAACTTCACAGATAGCTTCATCTGTAAAACCTGTTTTACTAATAGTTTCTTTTCGTGCCTTGTCAGATGGAATTATTCCGCTATTCTTAAAAGCGTTGGTTGTGTCTGTATCTTCGGCACCAGTCCCGCTATGGCCTTGACTGAGTTTAGAACTTGTAAGAAACTGAAAAAGGCCTTCGTAGCTTCTGTATAAAGACGCGCCGCGCTCAGGTACGCCCATTCTTAATTTATGCTTAGTAAGATTGTAAAGCCTACCCATTACATTACCGGCCACTATGCCTTCGCTCGTTCGCCAAACAGGCACTGTCACAAAACCTTTTTCAGGAGTCCCTAAGACATCACCAAGCTCAGGAAGGTTGTTAGCATAAACCAGGGTTCCTGGAATTGAACCCGCACCAGCTGCTTGCTCTTGCATCTGCTCAGGCTCATTACCCAGCATAAATATCGTTTTACTACGAAGACCAAAGAACATACCAGTGGATACTCTTGCAATTAAAGTTACTTCGTCGTCAAACTCAAACTTGTTCTGTGAAGACTTAAACCAAGAAGTCTCAAAAGGCTCACTGTAATAAACTGTTGACCCAGACGCTCCCCACATACGACCAAAAGCAAAACAAAGATGAGACATATTAGGTGGTGGATTACACAAGAAAGTCGGTAAAGGCTCAACTGAAGGAATACTCGTGATCATATCTACCGCACCGGCTAAATAAAAGATTCCTTCATTTTCATCGGTTACCCACACAAGCGCTCCGGCTGGTCGATTGAGGATTTGAATGCCACCTTCAACTGTCAACTCTATACTTGTTATTGGCCCATTACCAGAGATATCGTCATTAACCATGTTAGTCATAGTGACATGATAAGTTCCTACGGGCATTGCGCCTGCTGCTTGAACTAAAACCGGGCCGTTGGGTAATGCTATTCCCCAGTCTGTTACTGTATCGGTTCCTGGAGAATATACTATATTCCACCAAGGATTTGAAATATAAACTTTATCATCAACTTCTTCATAACTTAAAGTGTCTTCAGGTCCTGATATATCAGTAACTTCTTTTAACACTTTCCCCTCAATGCGGTACAGTTTTCCTGCTGCTGCGACCAGCATACAAGAAGTTCCAGCCCATAATGAGTGAGCTCCGGCTAGGGTCAAGAATAAGGTTTCACCGGAACGTTTTCTTATATTACCTGAGAAAGAAACATCGGCATTCACGACAAGTCTTGGTTCAGCCAGACGAGCCTCGGCGTTTGACCAGAAGTTATCTTTGGCTTTTATGTTATTCATTCCTGTGAATGAGGATACTCTTATCTCAGGCATTGGCATAGCTAAATCCTGTAGTCATGTCTGTGCGGCTCAGGTCGCGATTTACCTTCAAGCATCAAAGATGAGAGCTGTGCAATTCCTTGCTCGAACATCATCAAGTGCTTATCAGTGTTAACTTTTACTCCATCGACTCCGTCTTCGATCAGGGCATAAATTTCTTTGCAGACAAAAGATACCAGAAGCTTATACTGAAGAAAGTCTGGAATACAAGAAGGAGTATCTCCGTCCAAAGAGAGATGAGTCGGCTTCTGATAAAACCCGCAGACTAAAGTGTCTACCGTCGTTGGAATAGGATAATAAATAAGAGAGCCCGCGCGTATTGTAATTGCCTCAACATCACCGCTTTCTAGAGATACCGCGTAGTCAGGATAGTCTCGCAGTAGCAAAGCGAGTGAAGAATATATCTTTATGTCATCTTCAGTATTTGTGGACACTACTGAATATAGATTGCGGTCATAGTTCCAACTCACAGGAATTGCAACGATAGGAACATCAGCTTCTGTGACGACTGACCCTGAGGACTCGAGGGCAGGAAGCAGCACAAGCTGAGCTATGGTATCAATTCCCTCGTTAATATAAGAATCTATATCCTCAGGGCCGTATCGCTCGTCCTGAATTATACCCGTTATTCTATTTCGTATCTCAGACAAAGTCGGCATTGTTAACCTCTCATGAAGCTTTGAGGATAGGCGGAAAGTATAAACTTAGCGTAGAACTCAGGAACGTTTGCTCTTCCAGAAGAGAAATCAAATTCACCGAACTTATAGTTTTTCTTTTTACCCTTATAAATGACGGGAATCATATTGATTCCTTCATAAGTTGGCTCGATGACTTCAGTCGTATCTTCTTCTCCAGGAATCTCATATTTACTAAGTTTAGCATAACGTCTTTGCAAGTAATTCTTTAAATTATCTGTAAGTCCGTTATCATTACAATTGATATACCGATGAGTACTTTTGACTTTATAAGTCTGAGTAGTTGTCATATAAAGCACTTCATCAGGATACTCAGGCTCACCATCAATAAATGAATTAAAGTACAACAGCTCAATTGAGGCAAAACCCGTAAAAATCGGAAACATCCTTGCGAGTTCTTTTAATTTTTTGGACTCGTAATAATAAGGCGCGTGCGTTCCATAATTGTAAAGTGTTCGCTGAGGAAAAGCTTTGCTAAGCTGAACAGTTGCCTCTTGAACACGTGATGACCACGGAGTCGGCATATTAAAACTCGGAAATGCAGATAAAGCTTTAGGAGTCCTAATATCTGCCAAAGTAGTTGGCTTTAAAAAGAATGTATCGTCATTCATCCAAATAAAGTCTTCAAGTTCATTCGCACAAAGTTCTAACTTGGCTGCTGTGTCCAAATAAGGATTCGCGTGACGTTCACTCTTTATGTGATTAATGTTGTGCGCCCATCCTGGTATATAGTCACTTATAAGGAATGGCTTGATCTCGCCTTCAAAGTGCTCTTCGAGCGAACGAAGGGAGTATCTTATCTCATCCCACTTTGATTTAATGAACGGGTACACAACATTAATCATATAAAGTCCTTTGTTAGGCGCGGGTGCCACGCCGCCACATGGCACCCGCTGGGAGCAACGCGCGGAGGTTTACGCGTTGGGGTCAAGTGCATAAGAGTCCAAGGCTACACAGCCAAAGGACTTGCTATTAAAAATAGTACGCTTGATGCCGAAGATCGTGCCAGCCGTAATAGCCAGAGCGTTGCCACGGTCGTCTTTCTCTTCATTCCAAGAATAACGCGTGGGACCGGAATCCTGACCATAAGCCATAAGACCAGCCTGAGCACCGAGGAACAGAGCGCGAGCCGCAGGAAGAGCACCAGGGCTAGAGCCATCAGGTGCGCCGTAATCGTTAAAGCGAATCACGTTACGGTGTTTGTGCAGGATAACATCTGCGTACTCACCAAGACTGTTTTTATACAGCCGCGATCCTTCACCCTGAGCACCGGTGGCTGCTTTAGTAATATCTAGCCAGTCATTGGTCGTAGTGGAGGTACGAAGCTGATACGCCTGGAAGGTATGCATCAGGCATACATATTTCTTGGTGCCATTAATATTAAAAGGCTGAATCATCGGGTCGACAGTCTCGGCGATCGCAATAAACTTCTCAATGTCGACCAGCGCAAGTTTATCACTCGCGTCAAGGTCAGCCTTGCTAGTGGCATCACCGGCATACATCTGATGGGTAGCGTCGGGGGCTACAAGAGCATTATTAGCGCGTCCTGTCCAAGTAGTAGCCGTATGGAAGGTCGCATCAACGCCGCGAGCACCAGCCAGATAGCACATAATCTCTTCGTCCATCTCTTCAGCCCACCAAACGGCGAGAGCGTCACGACCTTCTTTACGCAGATTATAAGGAACTCTCTGCTCGGTCATTTTGCCTTTGGACTTGGTTGACTTTCTAAGCTGGTCGATAAACAGAGCGTCGTTGTAGAAGGACAGAGCTTCTTCGCCAGTCGCATGGCCTTCAATAACCGCGTCACCTTCAACGCCGGCGTTAGACAGTTTCATTCTGAGGCCGATGGTAATTTTCTCACCCGCAGCCTTATTGAGTTCAGTCTTCAGAGTAATAAGACTGTCTTTACTCTCGCCAATAAACTTCGAAAAATAGGAACGCTTTGCAGCTTCGACAGCCAAAGAAGTTGACCATCGTTGTACAGCAAGAGCATCTCCTAATGCAAATTCAGTCATAGCCATAAGTATTTCTCCTTAGTTATTCCTCGGAAAGATACGCTTGAAGTTCTTTGTCTGACAGCTTCATAAGTTCAGCTTCAGAAAGTACACGTTTAGCTTTAGGAACGTCAGACTCACTGGTTGTGATATCATTCAAAGACTTAAAGTTCTTTCCAGAAGATTTAACTTTTTTAAGTACTTCATTTTCAATTTCGCCACGGAGCTTTTTCACAATCGCTTCTGAGTCTACAGCAACCTTATCTTTAAGGCCTGCAATAAACTTTAAAACTCCGGCAGCTTGTTTTCCAAGGTACCGAGGAGTCGTCTCACCCGGCAGCACAATCATCGTCTCAGGGTTAGTCAGGAAGAACAAGTCTTCAGTAAACCCTAGGGACTCCGCAAACTCAACAAGCTTCGTCTGGGTATCTGACTTCTCGTCAAAGATCCCAGGAACTGCTTGCTCCATCAAATCAGCAGTTTCTTTAAACAGAACTTTAGCCTGCTCGTGAGCTTCGGCCTTCTGCTTTTCGCTCTGCTGTTTTTCGGCTTGCCGCTCCTTATAGTTCTGAAGCTCAAGCATGTATGCTATAGCTTCTTGCGGACTTTCCTCAGCAAGCTCAATCAACTCCAGCTTAGAAAGAACTTGAAACTTCTCTTCAGTTTCCTCATTCTCTACTTTTGTTTCTTTACTCTGGGCAAGCGCGTCAACCTTTTCTTGCAGAGATTTAATCTGCTCTTTTAGGTAACGATTTTCTTCGCGCGCCTCTTGGACAGCCTTTGTAGGAACAAACCCTTTAGGAGGAGCTTCAGCTTTCGGAGGAAGAGGCTCCGTCTTTTTCTCTTCTGCTGTTTCCTTCTCTTTAGGTTCAGGTTCCTCGTCAGCTTCTTCCTCTTCGATGCCCATAAGGTCATCTTCAGAGATATCCTCGAGGCCAAGCTCTTTAAGCCAATGATCTACAGACTCTTTGCCAGTTGGCTCAGTAGTGTCATTAGACTCAGAAGGCTTATCAGCCCCAGTAGGCTCAGTAACATCAGTAGTCGTAGAGGTCTCATCAGTAGTTGTTGTCTCAGTTGTTTCTGCCGTTTCTGTTGATTCTTCACTCATTTATCCTCCTTTAACGTCTCGATGGACGAAATTTTAACGTCTCGCAGGACGAAGTTTATATTCCCTTACCGGGAGCATTTGGAAAAATATTATCAAAATTCTCTCTATACTTTCTATCCGCGACTACGTCTTTGTCGCGATTCCAACACCGAAAGTTACGCCCGTTTGGTAGCTCTCGATGGGAACGGAATTGCTTTTCCGCCTGTGCTTCGAACCTTGCTTCCTCTTGCGGTGTCATCTTCTCCTCCACCTATAAGTTTCTCTGCTAACTCATGGCCTTTTGCAAAGCCATCCTGCTCGGCCATCTGCATCTGTGCATGAGCTGCAATAAGCTTCGCTTCACCATCTGCGCGCTTAGACAAAGTCTCAGCTGCAATCTTCTCATGCTCAAGCTCTTCGCGTTTCTGAGCATTGGCCTGTTGCTGAGCTGTAAGTGCGTCTTGCTGTTGTTTCGCTTCCAAAAGTTTTTGTCGTCGTTCTTCTGCCGTCATATCCTCAGTCTCGTCAACCTGGCCCGTAGCCAAACGAATCTTTCCAAGAATACGTTCTTTCTCCGGAATATCAGACAACTCAAAGGCCACATTAAGCAGCGGAGCAACTGCTTCCGGAGGTGCTTTGTTAATCGCAGAAAACAGCAGGTCAAGATTCTTCTCGCGCATAGTATCGGATATCTCTTTGGTCGTTATGACTAAGTCAAACCGTGCTTGCGTAATATCATTCTTAACCTCAATCTGTCCCATCTCGTTTTGTATCTGCTTATTAATCTCAACAAACTTTTCAACCCCAGACAGACGGTCAATAACTCTAAGAACTTTCTCCTCTGTCCAAGTATTCTGTATCAACGAAAGAATTTTCTCGCCCAGAATTTTTTGTGAGCGATACATGTTCTCCATCAATGACAAAGTAACTGTGTTGCTAAACTCGCGTTTCTTCTCTAACGAGACGCCAGACTGGGCGGGAGTGTTATAGCCGAGTGCCTCATCGTTAGCACCGACTATCTCCTTCATCTCCTGCTCAGACTGCTGCATCATCGCGATCTGAGGCGCAGCTAATTCAGCAAGTTCATCAACCTTAATCGCACCACTCTTACCACGCTTCATTACGACAAACCCGTCAAGCCGATTTACCTCGTCATGCGTAGCATTGAGATCTTCTGCTGCATCTTCTTCTATAATCGTGCGTCTACTATTAAGAAGCGCGAGAGCCATGGAGCGTCGTTTATTAACCTCCATGTTCTGTTCGCGGATTTGTCTCGGAATACCGAAAGGCTGATTAAATCGGTTTAAATATCCTATAAAAGGCGTGAACGGATACTCGGAGTGGGGAAAAGGTGACGGAATGTCTTGAAGGAGCAAATTTCCAATAAAGGTCGCAGTATACATTTGTTTGACGCTCGCCTGGACTAACTCCTTAGCCGCGAGAGTCATATTGTATTGTACGTTAAGAGGAAACTTGTCCATCTCATAGGCTCTGCCGTCTTGCATGACCGCGAACCAGGTGGGCTCGATCACGGTATACCACATCTCTACTGGACGGACGCGTTTTCGCTCCTTATTAACCCACGTCCCACAGGACAAATAATTTCTATAATTCTCAATCTCAGTCCCAATGTCTTCTTCATTGGCTGAGAAGAACGTCGCATGAGTATCCTCTGAGCCCCACATCTCAGCGCAAGCATCGTCAATCTCTTGCGCCTTTTTGGGAAACAGCATCTTAAGGTCTTCAATATCTTTCCAAGAGGACGTTAAGACATACCGACACTCATTAGTGTCAAACCAAGGAGATGCGTACGGGTCCCACATGACTGAGTACCAAGGAAGCTTCTTTAGAGATATATTCTCTCGGCGCGGGTCATTATTAAACCCAGTGTAAATACATCCGAACCCAGGAATGATCGCGTTCTGAAATGCTTCTCGCTGTATGGCTGGTCCGCTATTCTGGTCTGCGACCATCGCAATCGCCTCAGAGACAACCTGCGCTAGCTCATTGTCATGCTTGGTGCGGCCCTTAGCGATGATGTCCTTCTGGTTGCGAATATAGTTGCCGTAGACTAGGTTAATAATAGGAAACACACGATTAATAGTAAGCGCATTGATACCCTTCTTGTCGCGCAAGGACGCAACGTCCAAAGAATCCCACTGAAGGCCGTCATAAAACTCCCAGTCACGCCAGCTCTCTCGCTGCCACACGATATGCTGCTGGACAGCCTCTGATGTCCAAGATTGAAATGTAGATAGGGTCGGTCGCTTTATCTTTACTGTAGCCATCTAGAGGCTTCCCTTTGTCTTTTGAATGGTTTTGTGCTAACTGTATCGCCCTTAATGTGAAGCATCAAATACTGCAGGGCATCGTGTGGGTGCGAAAACTTGTTTTTGTCTGGTACGCTCATAAAACGCTCGTCACCAACTACCTGAATACGCCGGTAACGATACCCACCGTTAAACCCCTTACGTAGTACTTTGCAGTCAGGGTGTAACTGAAAGGCTGGTTCACCGCCGCTCATGAGCTCTAAGTAAAATCGGACCGCCTCAATACGCATCGTAGCATTATTAGTGTTGGCAGGAATGACCTCGATCCCGAGGTCATACAACTCCTTAAACACCGTCTGCTCGTCGGTCTCAGACCGCTTATTGCCGGCAGGGTCACCGATCCATGTTATCTGCGATGCCGGCGTGATACGCTTCTTTAAAAAGGGCTTAATGACAAAGTTATAAAACTGGTTAATCCCAGTGTTCTCGCTCACAAGCTCAGCAAAGATGTTAATCTTACCCTTAGGCGATATCTGTCCAAACACAGCAGACGGAGTTAACCCAAAGTCAAGACCCGCGAATACCGGTTCATCCGGCATATACATAATCTTAGGATTGACATGCAGGTGGTCTCGCCATTGCTCCTTATAGATTGGCTTACCGTCAGATATCGTGCCATAGTTATTAGCAATGTTAACATTGACCCAGTCATCGTCTTTGCCCTCAATGCCAGCACCATAATAGTCCTCGGGCAGGTTCTCTATGTTCTCAGCCTTGGGATTCACTTGCCACCGTCCTTGGCTGTCCTTGGAGACCGCGCCAGGCTGAACGAAGAATCTCCACCCCTTCGGCTTCGTCTCTTCGGCCAGAGTATACAAATAGTGGTCGTCGTCGACCTGGTTGGTATCACCGATAACCCCATGCCATGTGCAGCCTCCGTGCAGAGGAGACGGAAAGCGTCCATGCCGTAAGTCGCACATGTCCAGAACAGGTTTTGGAAGTTCTTTGATCTCGTTGAGCCAGAACCCAGTTGCCTGAGCGCCTCTAAGCTTCTTAACAGCTTGCGGCCTGTCGAGTGCCAAAAATATAAACTCACTCTTGACAATCGTCTTGTCCTGCAACTTAAAGAGTAACTTGTGCGTCGGAGGCTCAATGCCACCTCCCTTAAAATGCCCAAGCTCCCCAAAGAGCTCCATCCAGTCTTTAACAGTCGTACCCAAAAGGTCCGGGTAAGTATTTCGTATGGCATAAAAGCGGGAGTGGCGTATCCTTTGGGAGTCAGGCGCTTGATTGCACATAAAGTAAAATATCTTTTCGCAAGACGCATAAGTTTTCCCACTACCTAAAGGACCCGTTATAATCATCACTCGGTCATGACACTTATAATACTCATCTAACACGCGCGTGTCCGAGTGATCAGTTATATACTTAAACCGCATTTACTTACCGCCACGGCCAGTAAGGTCCCTTATAATCGCCGTAGGTAGACCATTCTCATCGATCCCTACTGACACAGACGCCGCGCCACCGGCAGATAAGAGCCCTTTAGACATGTCCTTATACAAAGAAGCAAGAGTCCTAACGCACGACGCGGAAGGACTCTCCATAGTATCTATAATCTCTTTGGCCTTATTAAGTATCCCAACCTCTACGTCCAAATATTTTTGGGCCAAGAGCAGGTCTTTGGCCAGAGAGTACGCCTGCAACTTACGACGTGTCTGCTCAATAAAAGCATTAGACTTGAGCTCAAACTCGTCGTCCCCCTCCTCAATCTCAAGGGGTAGAGAATCCTCTTCTGACCAGAGAGGTTTCCACGACTTGTTGGTGGCCTCACGCTGGAGCAGATCTAGAGGAATACGAGCTCGCTGGGCAATAGTCGCGAGAGGAACATTTAGTATTTCGTACTGCAAACGCAGAGTTTCTAAGTCTAAGGCCATGTCAATTCAGCTCCGTATAAATCTATTCTTCCTTTCTACTATATCATGTTTTAAAGGAAAAGTAAACAATTATTTTCTTAAATTGCTAAATAATATACAGCACACGTAGTGTATTC